TTCTACTCTCCTCATTTCATTTTCATTATTCTAATCTTAATGAAAATCTTCAAGAATCCTTTGTTTATGCGGGTTTTGAGACTTTATTTGTGACTAATTTGTGACTAACCGTGTAAATCTATATCTGTTCATAACATCGTAATTTGACGTAAAAAAAAAGAGAGTCGGGTTTTTATGCCCAACTCTTTTCTGACTGTCCGCTCGTGTCGCTGCTAACAGCCCCCGAATTGGGACATACAGCTCTTCCGTTCATGCACGGTGGAATCAGTCTGCACTATCAACTTGTGCTAGCCACACAGGAAACTTTACATCATAAGTTCAATCCCTGTGTGACTATTGGTAGTATACCTTGCTTTGAAAGAAAAATCAATCAGAACATAAATTTGGTTAAAAGAAAAAAGCCCCAAGGATTAACTCCAAGGGGCTTAAATCTCATACCTTTTTGATATATTTTGCGGAAACGAATCCAAAGTACTTTCCAGCAATGCGGATGTAGTACCAAGAGTTACCGTCACTTGCTTTCTGAGTGAAGTTCATAACATCAACCTTGTTTCCTTTGTTCAATGTCGGATACTTTTTGATGTTCGGATACTCTGCTCCAGCCCATGTGCGGACGTTCAGGCTGGAAGCTGTAACCTGTCCAGTGTACAACCTCTGATTCTTGTCTTGCTTTTTGGCGATTGTTGTTGCAGTTGCAGCCACATTTTTTGCCCCATCAACAGCAAGGTACTTCGTAGCAACCCAGCCGATTCCGATTCCAGCGACCTTGATCTTAGTCCATGCACCGGACTTTTCTCCATTGATCTCAACACGGTTTCCTTTGTTGATTTTTCCGAGAATATATCCGTTCGGGCTTTCACGGACATACAAATCGTCTGCTGTGGAAGTAGCTGTGCCAGTCGCTTTCCAAGTCGCAGTCTGTCCCTCGCTTCCCCAGTCAATCCAGACATATCCGTCGATTGCAGAATCGTTGATAGCGTAGGATTTGTTGCGTACAGCTCCGCCATTTGCAACCACACCGGCAGCACTGGAAGTGTTTCCCTCGTTAGTGTATACGATACTACCATTGAAGCTGCGGACAGAGCCAACATGGGAACCGTTGCGGAAGATTACCAGTGCCCCGACTTTTGGTGATTTATGCCATGTTCCATTGCTCTTGGCGTGATTTGTGATGCTCTTGCAGTTATAGAATCCACCGCCCATAATCTGCAATGCTCTTGTGATTCCCAGAACATTAACCAGCTTCCAGAACTGATACTCTGCACACCATGGCTGAGCCTGGCAACCCGGCTGCCCCCAGGAATTTACATCACGAGCAAATCTGGTGTAATTGTTGTATCCGGCATTTTTCTTAAAATCATCCAGATAGGCATTACTTTTCTTTTCAAGGTACCCGCCGTTGGATGCGTAATAATCACCAAGTTCAAGAAATTTCTGTAATTTTGTCTTTGACATTGTTGTTTCTCCTTTCTGCGTCGCGCCTCGATAATCTTTGTAGAACACGTCCATATCAACATTTCCATTGATACCGGATACTTTTCCTTTACTGGAATACTGCCAACCGATTCCTACTTTTGGTTTTACTCTTGTTTGCATTGTCCCATTGTCGGGGTCTGGGTAATGAGCAATCCAGCACTCATACTTCCTGAGTGCATCAGTCAGAACGTTATTATACCAGTCCAGATTGCAGTAGATACCGACCTTATAACCAGCTTTCTTCATCCTAGTCAGAAATGCGACTGCAATGTTTTCGACTGCCTGTTTACCGAGTTTTCGCTGATTAGACCACTCGAGATCATAGAACACCGGGAAGTCCAGTCCTCGCCCGTTCAGTGCAGCAATCACATCCTCCGCTTCGTCAATCGCCTGTGCCGGTGTCAGAGTGTATGAATACTTATACCCACCGATAAGGATTCCGTTGCTCTTGCATCCCTTGTAGTTGTACTCAAATGAGCTGTCAACACCTGTTTTCTGATGTACTCTCAAGATTGCGAATTTAATGCCGGATTTAGCCACTTTCGCCCAGTCCGGTTTTCCTTGATTGGATGATACGTCAATACCTTTAATTTCCAATTTATCAACTCCTTTTTATGAAATTTTCAAAGTTTCTTAATCAACTAAATGGGAAGAGGAAAATTATTTTACGACAACCTTCCATTTTTCCTCATCGTTAACAAGGAACTTAATTGCATTTTCTCCATCTGTAGTAAATGCCAAACTTGTTCTTGAATTATTTGAATCGTAAAAATCAAGATAAATATTATTCAATGCTCTTTGGCCTGAACGGAATCCTACTTTCTTGATATTTCCGTTAAATCTGGATGCCTTACTATTTAATTCATTAATCGCCCCCAGTACCGTCTGGTTGCTCGTCTGCAAGTTGCTGATGACCGCATTGGTCAGTTTCTCAACGATCCAGTTCCAGATTCCGCTGAACGGCGAAAGCTTGTTTGCCTTCGATGTTGCGTCGTAAATCATCAGTGTGTCGTTGTCCGCCGGTGTTGCTTTCTGTGAATACTCGTTAAATTTTCCCATTATTGTAATCTCCTTTCTAACTCTTTGATATGTTTTTCTTGCTCGTCAACCTTTGCGCTAAGTTCCTGTATGGCTTTAATGGCGTAGTTGAGAAGATACGGGCTGTTAATCTGTTTAATATCCATCTCGCCGTTTTCGTCATATCCGCCGCCCAGAGCCAAGTTCGGGTCGATTTCTTCCAGTTCATCCGCCACGAAACCGATGTTTTGGTGCCATCCGCCCATCCGCTCTTTCCAGTCAAACTGACGGACTTTCATTTGATTAATCGTTTCAAGAGCGTCTGTTTCACTGTTTTTGACGTTTTCTTTTAGACGGATGTCGGAAACTTGCGAGGTTGTATATAAATAGTCTGTGCTAAAGCCAGATCCACCCCATTTAGCACGGATTCCTAAACGTCTGTATGTTGCCGCATCTCCGTGCTTACTGCCTGTTCCCGAAAAAAGATAGGCCACTTGCGAATCATCTGCGCTTACGGACGCTACCGGTTGTCTTTTGACTTTGCCGGATGTTTTTGCTTGATTTTCCAAGTCGTAAAACATAAGGGTTCCATTGACAGTTGCGTTTCCGCCTACGCTCAAGCTTTTACCAATAGTTGCACTTCCATCTGTCGAAAAATTTGCTCCAAGTTCGCATCCGTCCGTAAAAAGTGAGTTTGTATTTATTCGGACTTTGTTGTTCAGATAGCGAACAATATAGCCTTCCCATTTTTTGCTCGTATCACCTTCCATCCAAAGTTCAGGCACGTTATTTTGAACTTTCTGTGCGTACAGTCCGTATTTTCCAAGCATCAGTGCATTGTAGTTGTCTGCGTCTGTGTAGTCCGTATACAATCGCAATCCGGCAGTGTTAAGAGATACCATCGGGTTTCCGGTGTTCTTGTTAAGTACGACATATCCGGTATATCCTAATCTCGATATCTGATTTCCGTCAGCATCGTAAATCTTCAACTGACCGTTTCCATTATTCGTGCCGCCAAGACTGATGACGCCACCTTTCATGGCATTGAACGAGATAAACAGCGTCTGGTTCCCACTTTCATCTTTTTCGTAGTACAGCCCCTTGAATTTTCCACTGTCTGACAGGATATCAACTATCTGTTCCTGTGTCAGTGCTGCTACATCAATCGCAACCGCATACGTCTGCTGATCAGCTAATTTCGTTTTCGCCTGGTCGAAATACAGTGAAACTTTGATCATGTCATGAGCTTTGAGTGACAGGCTATTGACGTTAATACTTAACCGATCAAGTGCCGCAGTCTGCGATACCGTGAGTGCCGACCATGTAGCGCCGTTGTCGGTGGATTTTTCCAGTTTCCACCAGCCTTTTTGTGACTGTGCAACTTCTCCGTTTCCGTCACGATAGAATGAATCTACAATAAGCGGTGCCGGTGTTATCTTCTTGTCCGCTCCCATCAGCAACACATCCGCATTACTCTGGAAGAAGTAAGTCCTTCCAGCAGCCCCCGGTTCACCCTTAATCTTTGTCCAGCTATATTTCGTCGGGTCGGTGCTGTCGGCTTCTACGAAATCCACGTACATGCCGATATATTCACGGTTTCCGTCAGATACCGAAAAGTCTTTCGTTCCATCTGCACTGTTGGCATAAGCAAGGTGCGTGTACTGTGTCTTTCCGTCCTTACCGTCTTTTCCAGGGATGCCGTCCGCCCCTTTTGGACCTTGCGCTCCTTGGTCGCCTTCAAACTTGGCCCATGTGTACTTTGTCGGGTCGGTACTGTCAACGCCGGAAAAGTCCGTATAAGTTCCGATGTACTTGTTTGGTGTCTTGCTCATCTGCGCCGCTGTCGGGTTCTGTACCGGTGCGTACTGGATATGCAGATACGTTGTCTTTCCATCTGTTCCAATGCCCGGAATTCCCTGCGGTCCGGCGTACTGTTTCGCAAGTGAGAACTGTTTCGATACGACAAGGTTATTCAAGTATGCCGCCTTGATGTTCACCCATCCGCTGTCTGCGGTCAGCCCGGTAACGGTGTATGTCTTAGTTTCCTTATTCCAGTTTCCCTGTACGTTTTGGGACGTTGTAATCGTATACGTACAGTTATCCGTAATATCCTGTGTGCCGTACATAACGGTCGCTGTTGTGGTGCACTCCGGGAACTCTGTATAGTTTCCGTCGCTGTCAACTGGGATGCCTTGATAGTCGTTATCAAGCTGCATGGTCATGTTTCTGGCCAGAGCTGCCATGTTCTCAACATCTTCAATCTTTTCATCAAGTGGTTTACCGCCGATCGTCACATAACTTCCGTCAAGGGTAACTGATCCGGTATCCATATCCGCTTCAAATATCGCATTTCCACTTTTGTCTCTTACGATGAGCGTTCCTGCGTTAATATAGTCGGCGTTGATGCCCTCTGCATAGAGTAGCCTGGTTATTAATTCGCCAGTCACCGCAAAACCGTAAGGATACGTTTTTCCACCATCAATCGACACGGCAAACGCCTCCGCTGTCAGTTTCCAAATTATATTAGATTCTGCTATGGTTGCTTTGTTGTGCATATAGTATATGATACTACCATCCTGTTGTGGCTCCTGTGTCATATACAGACCGCTCGAAGAGCCGAGTGCTTCAGCTAATCTCTTTATAGCCTCTTCTCTTGCGGATGTTTCTTTTTGTACCATCTGACGTGCCGCAACTATAGCTTTCGTACTATTCCCGTAAAAGTCACTACTGCCTCTGATCGGATCATCGGCCTGTGTCTTAACTGTAGTCAGGCCACCTACATTTCCGGAAACATCTGTCAGAGGAGTAACGTATTTGCTGCCTAATCGGTCGTAAGTGTACACCATGTCGCCAAACTCGACGAGCGGGTTGTATACCAGATCGCCTTCAAGATTCCGGAATCGTGCCCCTACGATCTGTTCACCGATTATATTTGCTACTGTCTGAAGCTGATCGGTATCAATCAGCTCGTTCTCAAGTTCGAGGATGTACCCTTCCTCTCCGTACATACCAGAATAATCAGTATCGGTATCGTCGTTTGACTGCCCGTTCGTTACCTTGATTCCAGTTATAACTATATCGTCACTGGAAAGTGTAGGCGGGTTGCCGTAGTCTTTTAGTTCCGGTATATTTGTCTTTTCAAAGTCCCATTTCACAAATTGAAGGTTCCCAGAATAGTCAATTCTGGCGTTCGCGGACTCGACCATAGCCGCATATCCGAACAGCTGGCGAAATGTCATACTGTCAGGAACGCTTCTTATTATAATATCGCCATGTTTCATAGTCAGATTCATGCCTATGCCGACAGTCTTACAAGCATCTCTGACAAGGTTAATGAGTGACTGCGGCAGTTTCAATCCGCTGGTATATGTCTTATTCGCCTTATACATATCATCCAGCGCCGTAACATTGATGATATCTGAGTATTGCTCTGGCGTAGTGACTGTATAGACTCCCTTGTCAATAGTTTCAATGATGTCTTTTGTAGCTGCCTGTGTTGCGATGATAGGATCACCGGTACTATCCAGAATCGGGTCATAACTTTCATCTAACAGTGCGCTTACAGATTCCGGCGCCGCATACGACGTCTGAAGCTTCAGATAAGCATGAATCTTGGCTCCGTAAAAGCTGTAGTTCTTCCACTGTTCCTGATCGTTATTAATACTCAGTGTCAGTGTTTTACAGACAGTAGCGCCGATCGGAAAGCTACTGCTATCTGCGCAGTCGGAAAACCCGTTGTCGCCGTTCATGATATCTTTGTTGATGGTCTTTTTTGTTCCGTCAGGAAAGGTGATATCCACTACCATTCTGACTGGCTCACCAGCTTCAAGCTTTTCTCTAAATGCGTTACTTACGTTAATCACAGTGGATTCACCCCCGTCATGTTAAACTCTAATGTTGACATAATCTTTCTATCGTCCGACAGTTCCCCGATAGCTATGTTTTGTGTCTGACCTACGTAGAACGGAGCGTCTCTCCAAACTCCGTAATACGGCGAAAAATAATGTAGCGTAAATTTATGTCCTTTTGCTATCATTTGCAAAATCTTAGTTGCTTCCTCCATTGGGAGGTCGCTACCCTTATATGTATACTGTTCTACAGTGAACATTGGCGTGAAGTAGCCTACGCCGTACTGCGTCCTCTGACTGGATTCCGTGTAAGTCGTGGCAAAGGAGAGCGCAAGGTCTTTATCTGGCTGCCAAATCACTGTTCCATTGATTTTATACTTTTCCATGACGCCCTCCTTTCTATGCCATCTCAAACGGGTTTCTGCCGCTTGTATCTCGTCTCATCTGTGCTTCTTTCATCATCTCGTCAAACAGCGTCCTGCGATTGATCTGAGCTGTAAACCGGTAGTTTCCGCCGCCTGTCTGTCTTCCTGCTGTTTCTTCTCGGACGATCTTTCTGAGCAGAGCTTCCGGTGCCTCGATGTTGTTACCCTGTTTCTGATCTCCTAAGACCGCAAGGAACTCACCTCTTGGTGGAATGACTGCGCCTTTAGCTAAATACGGGACTGTCGGTACTCTTGGAAAAGTAGCTTTAAACCCGATAGTCTTTGAGCCGAATGGAGTCGGTACTTTCCATGGGCCGAAAGAGAATGCTGATTCAATCGCACTAACAACTCCGTTTACTTTGCTGATAGCGCCATTTACAACACTTATGATATTGTTCAGAACAGACCTGATAGCATCTCTCATTCCGTTAAATGCATCGACTACAGTGTTTTTGGCGGATGCGAATTTATCAACAATAGCATTTTTGATTCTTTCAACAAAACCACTAACAGTAGACCATATAGCGTTCCATTTCTGATGTGCGCTGGCTTTTATGCTTCCCCAGATCGTTACTATCTTAGTAGCTAGACCTCTGAGCTTATTCCCGATATCCTCAACAAAACGTCTTGTTTTGTTAGAAATCCAATCCCATACCTTTCCAGCCATTTCTTTGATTTTGTCCCAGTTCTTATACAGTAAGACTCCAATTGCTATAGCGGCTCCAATCGCTATAACCACCAAACCAAATGGACTTGTCAAAAATGCGACTGCTGCACTAAGAGCTTTTGTGGCAGCTGTTGCAATTATGCAAATAGCATTCCATGCAGTTGTTGCCGCTGTCATCGCTACCTGAGCAGCTGTGTTGGCAATCTTGACCGCAGTGTTTGCAACAAAAGCAGCCGCCTGTTTTCCAAGTGATACTACGGTCTGCGCAACACTTACGACAAAATCTTTTGCATACAGAGCAGTCAGATATGCAGTCTCGGCTTTATCTATCAACTTCGCCGCAACATTTTTATATATTGCCGCTTTCATCAGATTCAGCACGCCTACGACACCGCCTGCTTGCTGAATGAACGAAAGAAGTTCTACTGTTTTCCAAGCTGCAAAAAAAGCAGCTATAACCCCGATATTGTCAGAAAATGTTTTAACCACTGTCGTAAGCAAATTGATAGCTGTCGGAAGTCCTGATTCGATAATCCACTTCAACATTGGTAGAATTACATTTTTGTAAATCCATTCAAGTACATTTCCAATGGATTCCAGAATTGGGGCAAAAGTCGCTGTCAGATTACTGATAGATTCCAACAATGGATAGAAGTCCAAGTTCGCCGCCCATGTCGCCGTATCCTCTGCGATTTTCTCAACAAACTGCATAACTACCACAAGGGCGTTTGCAATGTTCTGTATAATCTGCGTTCCGACATTGTTCTTATTCCACGCATCGGCAAAACCGGATGCAATGTTCCCGATAGTTTTAAGCACGTTCTGAGCAATCCTCAGCATGGTCGTAAGCATTGCCGTACCTGTACCATTTGTCCAGACCTCTACAAGACTTTTACCTACACTCTTGGCAAGCTTCGCAATTCCCGACAAAGCAATGTTTGCCGCATTAATAGTGTTCTTGCCCTCTTTTTTCCAAGCGTCCTGAAATGGTTTCCAGAGTTTTTTAAGGAGCTTCGCAAGCTTCTCGGCTGATTTGCTAATTTTGTCCAGAGCGGTTTCACCCTCTGCTACTTTTCCATAATCTACGTTGCTGACTGCACTCGGAAGAGATTTTCCGCCGCCACTGCCACTACCGGATGCCGACGGAGTTTTACTTGCTGTTGATGATGTATCCTGTGTAGAATACCGATTAATTTCATCGAGCGGACTAAGGTATCCTTTCGCCGCTTTTGCCGCATCTTTTGTGGCATCAGCTACATCTTCCGTAGAATCTGCTAACTTACCGGCGTTGTCTGCTGCCTGTCCGTAAGCATCTGCCGTATCCTGCACGCCACTTGCATCGCCTGTGAGACCTGCTCCACCTCCGCCTGTTTGACCGGAGGATTTCTTGCCAGTAATAAGCTCCGTGAATGACTTGAACGCATTCGCCAGAGTTGCCAGTTTGCCTAGCAGGACATTAATTACTTTCAGAACGGGCGCGAAAATATTAATTAATCCCTGACCAACTGTTGCCTTGAGAGATTGTAGCTGTAATTGCATCACTCGAACCTGGTTCGCCCAGCTGTCAGAAGTACGGATAAAGTCTCCAGATGCAGCTGATAACTGTTTCTGTACAAAAGCCAGACGAAGAGCAACTTTCTCCTGTTCTGTCATTTCAGATGTGGTTTTTCCGTATCCGTTCGCCAGCGCATACTGATCAAGTGCCGACTGGGTCATTACCACGCCAAGATCCTTGAGCGTTTCCGTTTCGCCCGTAAACACTGATTTCAGTTTGATATAAGCCAGGTCTTGACTGATGTTATAAAATGATGCCACATCACCAGTCAGCTGTGTCAGAGCTGTTGACATGTCGTAAGCCTGTGCTTCAGAGAATCCGAACGACTTGGACATTGCTCCGAACGTTCCAACATACCTTTTTGCCATCGTTTCTGACAGTCCGGCAGAGGTCATAGCGTTTTTGGCGAATTCGTTTACCTTGTCAGACATTGTGGTAAATGTAACATCGACCACGTTCTGAACTTCCGCAAGATCAGAGCCAAGCTCCACGCACTCTTTCCCAAACTGTACCAATTTGCCGACAGCAAACGCTCCACCAATCAGCAGGCCGATTTTTTTTACAGCACTCCCAAGACCGTTAAATGACTGTTTTATAGCTGATACGCCATTTTGGACACCGGTTGTATCCATCCTGGTATCAATAATGACTGAGCCATCAGCAGCCATGCGTTCACCTCCTAACTATTTGAGGTTCAACATCTCATTCAGCGCATCTTTATACGCTTGCTCCTCGTCGCTGAGACGTGTTTTTATATCAATAATGTTCTTGTTATCGTGATAGAATTTCTTTTCCCATTTATCCAGACGTTCACCTTTTGCCTTTTTTGACCGGATTCCAACAACTGTGTTGAACAGGCACTCGCCGGATTCCATGAAGTACCCGAAGAACGTCCACCAGTGCATATAAGGCACTGCTCTGATTTCTTTACCGGCAACCTTGTTTACCGCCGGAACGATCATATCTCCATCTTGTTCCCAGTCCATCAAACGGGGCTTTGGGTGGTTCGGGTTATCGTCCGACTGTCCACAGTCGATAAACTCCGATGCTTTCTGACAAGCTTCATCCAGATATTCAGCCGGTATACTCTGCCAGTCCTCAAACAGGATCTGTAGCATAACAACTGCTTTCGCCTGTTCGTCTAACTCTGGGTCATTCATAGCAATGAGAATATCAATGATCGCTCGGAAATCTGTCCTGATAGAAAAATCCACCCCACTTATATTTAGTGAGGTGGGAAGCTCATAGGCGGTCATTTTGCATACTTCTCCGTATACTTATTGACTGCTGCCTGCATTTTCTTTTTTCTCTTTTCGATTTCCGGTGCGATTGCTTCTGCGATCTTATCAAGAACAATATAAGCGAATACCTGACCATTGCCGAATACAGTAGTTGCCGTGATCGGCTCTTTGAACAGGTCTTTTGATGCTTCATATCCGAGCAGGTAGTTGATTTTGTCCTCAATCTGTCTATTCAACTCTGCCATCTCTTTACCAGATGTGACTTTCTGAATAGAATCTTTGAGCTGCTCAAAATATTCTGTCAGTTCCTCTGCACGTGCTGCTACATTGATGTCCGTCGGGTTCAGTTTAAAAGAAGAAAAGACTTCGTCTTCATTATTTGTGAATGTAAAAATGAGAATTCCATCATCAATTTTGGTATTAATTATTTTTGCCATTTGGCGTGCCCTCCTTGTATATGTGTTTATTTACTGTCAGCTGTGAATGTACCGGAACTGATATCAAATTTTCCTTTTACACGTTCGCCGGTATAATTGACGGTAAACGGAATCTGGTATCCGGATGTATCGCCGCCGTAGGAAGTCGGCACAACGTAGCAATCCTGCTGATATGCTTCATACTTGCCTGCTGTAGCTTCTGTCCAGAGATGAACTTCAACTGCTTTTGTCTTGAGGTTATCGTCTTTGAGACGTCCATCTACGATCTTCTGTAATGCTGTGAACAGATCAGAAGTAGTGTCTGCATAGAACGGATCAGCGTCAGAAGAAACTTCATAGCCGTTATGCTTAAATGTGGATTCTCCGAGAATGTTTTTAGATGTTTCAGTATCTGGATTGAGTTCTACATTGTACTCTTCCAAATCCTTTCCAAGACGCTCATATTTCGGTGTTAGTCCTCCGCAGAGGGAACCTGCATCAATGTAATGAGCCATATATTTACGGTCAATCTTGCCTGTAACTGCCATAGAAATGTCCTTTCTGCCTATAACTTTTAAAAGGCTGCGTAGGTTAGCGACTATCTCCAATTGATAGCCGGTTGTTACGTTATATTACTTCGTAAGTATTTTCGTAGCGTACCGATAATGGCAATAACCAGTCCTGTACGCCACTCTCCTGTGGCTCTAAACCATAGGAATTATCACGGGTGATACGTTTTATCACTCGCCCCTGTGAAAGCTCTGGAAACGCATTTAAGCGTGTCTCAGAGCCGTTTATGACAACTGGTTCCCGGCATATCCATTTACCGAGATTGTCAAGGAACTTCTGAACGGATAACTTCTGTCGTTCCTTTTCGGACGCTGTTCGGTATACCACATAAAATGGATACTGGCATACCTGATGCATCGTTCCGCAGACATCTTCTTTTTCTAAATAGATCAGCGCCCCGTTGTCTGCCGAGAACGCAATACCTGATTCCTTACCGAGTTCCTCAAACTTGATTGTTTCATTTTCGTATAGTCCCGGATACTGGTTCAGAAGTGCTTTCATGGCATCTGTCAGAATCTCATATCCAGTTGCATCTTTTCCGATAGGTTTATCTGCCATGTCTGCCACCTCCTGCCTGTGCTTTTACTTTGCGAATCCAAGTATCACCATATTGCCGTTTAGCGGCATCGAACCACTTTGCCTGCGCCTGTGGGTGAGCCTGTTTGGTGTATTCAAGATTCTCTTTTGCGGCTGTCTGACCAGAAAACTGACTAACGAGAACTTTCTTTGCTCCACGTCTTGCGTAGGGACTTCCAGTTGCTTCGTCAACCATTCCTTTTTCCTCATACAAAAAACGTCCATAAGGTGCCGCCGCTGCGCATACTTTCCCAGTTCCTTGCAAGGATGTACTCTCAACTCTTGTTCGGTTGATAAAGTCTCCTGTAACCATCGGCATAAACGGAACCATACTGTCCATAACCATTCCGTCAAGGAGATACTGAGCTTCTTGATACTGTCTGGAAAATCTGTCCATATTCAGCTTGATTTTCATATCTCCGTCGACTACGGAGAACCCTTTAAAATGATGAATTTTACTCATATCACTTACCCAGAATTTCAAAATGCGGAATCAGTGTATACGGACCGCCTACACTGGTAATCTTAAACACGTTATCCTTATTCTCATTCATGTACTGGTAGAATCCATTTCGATAATCACCATCAGATACCGTTCCACCAGTCCACTCGCCCTCCCAGAAGAACGATTCGTCTGAGAATGTGATGGTGTCCTCCAGAGCGTTGTTAATCTGCTGTTTCCACTCTTTAGGCGGCACCCATGGAAGAATCTTGCCGTCTTTATCAGTAATGGTTATATCGCCGTTCTGGACAGTATAACGGATGTGTAACTGTGCGTTGTCAGTTGCGTCTGGCCCGTACTTTTTAAGGATTGCTCCTTTGTCAGTAATGAGGTCAACGTCCGATAAAACATGAGGATACCAGTACGCATCTCCTGTCGTGGCTGATTCGTAATAATCAAAAATCGTCACAGTTTTTTCGTACATGATACCCTCCTATCCTTCACATATTGCTTTTGAAAATCTATCAGAGAATGGTTTTATTCGGACAATATTGCCTTTGCACTCTTCCGGCACTTTCCCGTAAAAGATAATGCTTTCTGGGTGCAATCGTTCAATCATGGCATTGTAACCAGAAAGAAATAGTTCTTTCTTTTTCTTTCCATTCATGCAACCAACAGAAGATACCGCAACTGTTCCACTCTCTGGCTCTCCATCAAAGCACCAATCGTAAGAATCCGGTGTACTCCATGAGATCGTTGGAATCACATGACAACCATATTCTTGCAGATATGCACCTATCCAGTGTTTACGGTAATGGTTGTATATCTGGATGGCTTTAGGGAAATCGGTGTAGGTACTGAAATCCGGTGTCAAAATGTACCGGAATTTGTTCAACTTATCCGCATATCTGTCTGGATTTCTCCATAGTGCATCGAATTGGTAATCATCTAAAAAGAAATGAACAGCTTTCTCTTCTGGATTACTGCATTTACCTCTGGCATAATTAAAACCGACAAATTCGCAGTTGCTCTCGAATAGTTCTGGTTCTATCTGCGGTATACCGTATTCGCCGACACCAGGGAAGATGCGGCGGTTCAGATTTTCGTAAGCTATGCTTGTCTCTTTTTTTGCCATAGGCTATTTTCTTCGACGTCTGCGGCGGTTTACGCGGTTGACTTTTGCATCTGCTCTCGAACCACTGGACAGCGTCCTGTTCGATGCTGTTTCTCTGTCTAAGAATGTATTTGTCGCCTTACGATCAGCCTTATACGCTTTTTGATCTTTTCTCATCTCAGACGCGGAGATATTTTTCACAGTAGCGCCGTTGGATGCTGCTCTTTTTTTGAATTCACTCGCAGACATATTCAGCGGAGTAGGCTGTGGCGCACCACCTATTCCAATCTGATAGTAGTGCCGCCCGTTCTTGTTTGAGAAATAATACCTCGTTGTTTCGCCATTTCTGATTACATCAAGTCCGCTGGTTCCGCTGGAACTTAGTCCACTACTTCCACCACGTCCACCCATAAAATCACTCTTTCTGCACTGTCTGCTTAATAACCTGATTCACACCAGTAGCCGACAATCCGTTAAACATACCGACCGCAACCGCTGTGATATAATCCGTTGCCGGGAAGTCCGGGATAACTCCCATTCCGACTGCTCCGAGAATTCCACCAATAACCGCCATGATCACTGGAATCCATTCATCGGAGATTCTTTTTGATGCTTTGCATCCCATTCCCACAATGTAGCAAATCATAACGATTGCTATACATGAGCCTAATGTTGAAATATCCATAATTTTCACCTCACATCTGGAATACCAAACTGTTTGTATGTACCTGTAAATGAAAACTGTTTTCCACATTTACAGAAAGTTTCCGTAATGGTGCAAGTCTTTTCTTTGTCATTACATTTTGATTCGGCAGGACTTTTGAATTTATGCCCGCCAGTTAAAAAGCACATTACTTTATTCATATTAATTACACTCCTGCATACAATACTGGTATTCCATCATCCGTCCTTACTCCCATTAGAAGCGGTAAAGCTGTCTTTAAGAGTAAGTCGTTCGTTTTCTGTATATCTCCGGCGGCGGCATACACCGCACTCCATTCCTTTGCACTCGCCCCGATTTGTTGAGATGTTGCGTAAGAGATGGATTCACTGCCAGAGCTTACAGATGTTACAATGCCTGTCGTGCTACCACCAGACCCTATTACGGTTGATGTACCACTCACAGCGGCATTGGTAGCATTCTTTTCAGCAAGTTCAATTTGATACATTAATTCAGCCAATGAACAGACTGCCTTTTTGATGCGCTTCTGTGAGCGTTCGTTTGCCGGCAGTCCGTCCACCAACCTGTCAAACGTCATTGTGTCCACAAAATCGCTGGCTCTTTCTGCCAGCCGTGGAAAGTCGGTTTCTGGCACGACATTGCCGAATGATTCTGTATAGAATTTATAATCTGCATAAGCCATGCCAGTCACCTCCTACATTTATGATTTTGCTGTTACGCTTGCACTTCCGGCATTCAGTGCTTTGTATGTTCCATCACACTCAACCACTGTAATCTTCTGTCCGGTTGTTGCCTTAATGTCAGCTTTTCCGTCCCAAGAAGTCCAGTTTCTGAGATTCTGTCCATAAGTCACAGCCGTTTCAGATGCACCAACTTTGTATTTATATACGTTATTGGAGTTTTCCTTAGCCGGATTTACAGTGATTTTTGTATCACCAGTTGCTGTTCCTTCCGCAGATGTTACTGTCAGAGTGCCGAGCGTTGGTGTTTCGTCAATGGTAATTACTGCAATTGCATCAATGTACTCTGCAAAAAGAGTAAGTCCCATAACCGCAAACGCTTCGGATACTGCTGTGTGGTAGTTGCCCTGTGTATGGAATCCGATCAGGTTTGTTTCGCCAGATACGGTATACACCAGACCTGCTCTCGCAAAGTCAGACTCATTCGGGTCTACATAATACAGAACGATGTTCTCAACAGGAGTTGCAATAACCTGTCCACGTGGGATCTCACTGTCAGATAACAGGAAGATTGTATTGAATCCCATAAAATCTTTCATGTACTGGAATCCGAACTGGTTCTGAATAGTGATCTCAGCTGCTCCAAGGTATTCATATACGTCCAGAATATTCACAAATCCAACAACGCCAGTCACATTTCTGTGCATCTGTTTGAATTTGTTCTCTACACGGCCTTTAGCCATTGCCAGAGCCATCTGGAATGTTGTTTCTGTGGAAGTAAGTGTACCGGTTTTCAGATAGTCATAAAATCTGCTGGTAACGTCAGTCTGAAGCTGGAAAAGGAATTCATCATCGGTCATCTGAACAGCGTTCTCATAACCGTGATCCTTGATTGCTTCAATGGATACAGCCTTTGCGTACTTTTCGATAGTCATTTCCGCATAGGTCTTTTCTTTTACAGTAAACTTGCTGTAAGGGATTTCCTCACCCTCACCAACATTTCCACTCTGTAAAGTACCCTCTGCGTACTTAGACTTGAGCACAGCACCCGGCTGTTTTTTGATAGGTCTCATGATACCCAGAATATCACGTAAGTGCTGCCAGTTTCTTTCGAATCTGGTAACAAAGTCAATCTCACGTGCTGTGACCTGGATATCATTTGTCATAATAAGATTAGCTTTTGCTGCCATATAAAAATCCTTTCTACCCATAACTATTAAGGTATTGGGTTAGCGGCTATACTCTGGTGTATAGTCGGTGTAAAAATCACTGGAACAACTGGATATTCTGAGCAATTGCAGCCTGTCTCTCAGACGGGTCTTTAATTGCTTCGATATCTTTCTTTGTCATGGTTCCCGGTGTCTGCTGCTGTCCAACATGAGTGGTAAATCTTGCCTGATTCTGCTGAGCTTGCTGCTGAGATTCATCCACGAAAGCGGATGCGTCAGACTGTTTCATCTGTTCGATCAGGTCATTCAGTCCGAGAATTTTACCGTCTTTCAGCTTCAATCCTGCTTCCTTGATGTCCGCCATAACAGACTTCTTAGCCGCTTCACTGGAAAACTTAACATCGTCGAGTGCCGCTTTGAGTGCATCTGAGAAATCACGGTCATAGATTTTTGCGTTAAACTCTTTCTCCACATCTGCCGCTTTCTGTTTCCAAGTCTCTAACTCACTTTTAACATTTGCCGGGTCGATACCGTCAAACCCTTTCAAGGTCTCCTCTGCTGCTTCAGCACGTTCTTTCCAGTCATCACGTTCTCCCTCAACTTTTGACAGAGTTTTTGCTACTTCTTTAGCATTCTTATAATGCTCAGAGAGTGCTTTCTTCACATCTGCCTGTTTGTCCTCCGGGATCTCGATTCCAAATGATTTTAATGTGTCAATAAGTTTCTGCATACATATCCTCCTGGTCGTGTTTATTGACCTGCCGCCGCAGGTATGGATTAAGCCAGTTAGACCACTGGCAAGGTAATCGAAAAGGGTGGACTCGAACCACCGACGTCAAGGACTATGCGTCCTCCGCTCTTCCACCTGAGCTACATTTCGTCAACCCGGATTCCCGGGTTAGCAAGGTGTTTAACGTGTCATGCCTGCCACGAGTTGTTCCGGGCGCCTGTCCGCCCATTTACCTTTTACAAGGAGGTGCGTACTGTCTATGCGAGCGAGCAAGTCATATAGACAGTAATGGCACGTGTCGGAAATTGCATCCGCTTTTCAACCTCATGCATCTTATGTGACAATCCGGCCACTGCATTTTCTATTAAGGACACGCACCCGAGAAAGGAGGAATCAATGAAAAATGTCTATGTCAAGTGGCGGAAACCACTTACGAATCTTCCTCATAAATACATTGTACCACAAACCTTTCCAAAAGTTGTGGTACATGTTTTAGCCAATTAGAGCATATCCCGGAGTTTTTCCACGTATCTCTTGACAAGATCACGTTCTTCCCGGCACTCTGCGTCCTTGGACATGTCGCTCATTTCTGTTGTGAGTTCGTCCAGGTGTTCTTCCAGAGCAGCAAGCATCTTTCTTTTGCAGTCCTCAGATTTGCCGGAACGATAGCTCTGTTTCTGTGTCATATAGTCGTCATAAGCATCTCGTCCGTCAGAACGGCTGTAATGCCCTCTGACATAATGCTCACCACGTCTGGCATAAGAACTACCCCTGTCGTAATCCGGCATCATCCTGCCGTCATTTGAGCTGTATCTCCCCATGCTGTCGCGCTTTCTTCCGCGTTCGCTGTAATCGTCATTGTATCCACCACGCATCTCATCAAGGACAGTGTTGTAATATTCCACCTTTTTGTCCCAGTACTGCGTATTCTTGATATCTTTGTACATATCAATCAGCTTGTATGTCATTTCCAGATTTCCAGTGTTTAGCCCATTATCAGCGATTTTGGACAGTTCATCTTCGATTCTTGCGCATAAGTCTTTAATATCTCTCATAATCACACCTCCTACGCTTCTCTGGTCACGATAATATTTGCGTTCGCAACAGAAATTGCCTGATCGCTTGTGTTCTCTACTGCGATGTTAACGCAACATCCGCGAGGCACATCAATATAGATGCCAGAGGACACATTGTTGTACTGGTCTACTGCTGCCGGTGTGGAAATCATCTGAGAAGAAAGAACCGGTTCGCCAGAGATTGCAATAGCCAGAGAAATAGCTTCAACAGTACCGCCTGTTGGAATTGCGATATTACCAGAAAAATCCACGAAGAATCTTGCTTTACACTGATTAGTCAGTCCTCTCAGTGTAATAATTCCACTTCCCTCTCTGTGCTGAATGCAGTTAGAACCCTTAACTGCTGTGTTTGAAAATACTACGTTTCCATTTACTGCTACAGTCTGAGCAGCTACACTTGTAAATTCTGCCATAAAAATACTCCTTTCATATCACAAAAGGACAGGTCTCAGCCTGCCCCTCTGTGTAATACGGCATAAGCCGACATCCGAATCAATCGAAAGATACTCTCAATATGAAGTTATCAGCAATTGCATCCGGTGTTGCATCCGCATCCATAAAATGTGTTCGGGTTAGGAACCTGATATGCCGGGATCGGTGCTGGATTAATCGCATTAATAAGCTGCTGTGTCTGAGAAGCCATTGCAGTTGTGAGCAATGCACTCTGACGGTCCTGAGATGCAGCACGTCTGAGGTCATTGTTTTCAGCCTGAAGGTTAGAAATTTTTTCATTGCAGAGATAATCAAGAATCGCTCTTGTTCCTGCGTTCTGGCTGTCGATAATGTCTCTTGTGTTGCTGTTCATCGTGTTCTGCAATGCGCAGGTATTCTGTGCCATATTGTAGTTTACGCCCTGAATTGCTTCTCTGGTTTCGCAACAGCAGTTCGCAAGCTGTGCCTGGAGTGCGTTTGTGTTCTGCATATTCGCTACAGTATCAGCATTAATTGCCTGCTGGATCCCAAAGCCGGTCTGCATGATGTTTGTGTTGATTCCATTGAATCCGGTAAGCATACCGTTGTTCACTGCATAGAATCCATCGCAGAGGCCGTTGTTGATTCCGTCAAGCTTGCTGATCACCGCGGAATTGTCAAATCCTCTCTGGATATCTGCCTGAGTAGCTGCTGTGGCCGCATATCCACCGCCATTGCCATTGTTGCCCCAGCCGTTGTTTCCCCATCCAAAGAAAGCAAAAATGAATAAAACAATAATCCACCAGCTACCATCTCCGCCAAACATGCCGTCATTATTTCTACCGTTTCCAGTAGCAGCGGCAATATCTGCTAAGCTATAATTTCCATCCATAATATAATCTCCTTTATTGTGTATTTACATCAATCTGGCCAGATTGTAGTGTACTATCTCATATTCTTCAGCAGATTTTGAAACTGTCCTGCCATCTGCTGAACCTGATTAAGTTGCTGCTGGGAAATCTTCCCAGATTGCAACATCTTCTCAACTTCTGCTTTCGGGTCTCCCTTAAAATTCTGCTTAAACTGCATAAACTGCTGTATCATCTGCATTGGCCCGTTTCCCTGTGGCATCCCGCCACCAAGTGCATTAAATAATGGATTACTCATCTGCGTTTCCTCCCTTGACTGCTGATTCCTGCACGGTATTAGCCCTAACAGGTTCAGAAAAAGAATTTAATCGGTTTATGATAGCTTCATATTTGCCCTTTAAATCGTCATATTCCTGTCTAGTGACATATTTATTGTCCATGTTCTGAGCAGGCTGTTTAGGCGGCATCTGAGCGCCTACCTCGCGATATTCAAATGTTCGTAATGGCTGTGGCATACCGGAAACGTCAGTGGATTTTATATAGAACTTTTCGCTCTCTGAATCCATCAGCAAAACGCTTGTCCCGGGTGCTACCAGATAGGATTTTGCACCGACTTCTCCAGATACCCACAGGATGCCATTATTATTCTGTTGGGGTTGCTGTACTGGTTGAGCCGGCATCTGGACAGGCTGTTGCTGGAACTGATTCATCTGTCCCGGAACGCCAAAGCTATATTGATAAGGATTGTTATATAATGCCATCTTATGCACCACCTTTCTGATTATATTTTTGCATAGATGTATCAATCTAAAAAGTTCAAAAAAGTATCGAAAAAGTATTGTGCAATAACGCACATAGATTTATAATTGAGGAAAAAGGAGGGATTAGCATGGCAACAGAAGCGCAGAAAAGAGCGGTAAGGAAGTATGAGAACAACAACTATAGACTGAATATTGTCTTTCCAAAAGGAACTAAAGAGAGGATTGAAAAGCTCGACCTCGGCAAGAGCAACAGTGCCTTTATCCGGGATGTTGTTCTGTCAGAACTCGACAGGTTAGAAAAAAATTAAAAATAACGCACATATACGCTTGACATATAACGCACATAGATGTATAATAAAGACAGTTAAAGAAAAGTACACAGCCCACGAGAGGGTGTAAAGGAGGAAAAAGACATGGCAGAATATATGATGTCAGAAGCAAGAGGGAATGCAGTATACGAAAATAACTGCATCTATATTCCGGAAAACTACCCGGAAGACTGGCGGGAACGCCTGGAAGCTGGCGAGGTTGTCAGTTACGAAGAGGACGGCGAGCAGTGCGAAATCTGGCTCGAAATGGAGAAATAAAAATAAGCCCCTGGGAGATAATCCCGGGGACTTTTATTGTCGTCTTAACACACTTTAATTATTTTATTGTTTACCCGGCGGCTTAATCGTTTCGCCGTAGATATGCTCACGTTCATCTGTTCGGCGCAGTATTCGAGCGTATATTCCTTACATCTTAATCGAAATAGTCTTTCCTCATCCGGTGTAAAATTACACTCTGCCAAGAACCTGTCTATATCTTTCTTAGTGAATACATATAACTTCATGAGCATACCCCTTATTAATGCTAACGCTGATTCTGTGCAAGATAATTTGTAAGCTTCTGTTTTGTTTTTTTTAATTCCTCCACGTTATTCCCGCTGATCTGACTGTCCAGCATGGTTGATAACACTTCCAGAATTAATGAATCACGTTCTGCAATTCTCTGAAGACTTTCATAATCTCGCTTGTCATGTTCTTCCAGCGTCTCCACTCGTTTATTAAGCCGGAACGCCGGAGTAATCCACTTAAAGATTACGGCCGCTGCCCCACCGACAATAGATACCCCTCCGCAGATAGAGAGAAAAATCTGTACAAATTCTGATATGCTCATTTAGCTACTCCTTTTCCCAGTAGTATACCGGGATCTCATTACCGCTATCCCATGTATCGAAATATTTGCCCTCTTGCACCGTCACCACATGGCCATCTATGCAGAGAATGTATGTACCTGTCGGATGGTCTGTACAAAAGTCGTTGACTGTATAGATATATCGTTCTGACTGCTCAATCAGTTTGCGCCTGTATCCATGCTTATAGAGATACGCTCCCCAGACATAATTTGCACTTGGCATATCTGACAGAGCGCACGCCTGTATCATTAATCCAGCGAATACCGTTTCCCAGTCGAACCCGGTTGCTTTACATATTGCCCGGACAGCACAATCTCCGACTCGATTCCCGGCAGGATTCGGATTGTAATATTCCCATCTGTCCATCAGTCAATCCCCTTTGCTGTTTTATACCGTTTCGCCGCTCCTCTGGCTTTTGCGGCGTTCTGGCGGTTCCACTTAGCAATCATGAGCCGGTCTTGCAGCTCCCTCAGGTCGTTCTGCTTGCAGTAATCTTTGTATGCAGCATTTTGTTTCTGCAAAAGATAAGACTTCCGGTCAAGGTCTTGCTGGAGTGCGAATTTCGCCTTTTCATTCGGTGCATTGTCGACTCCTGCTTGTAGTCCAAGGACTTCACGTTTCGTCTTGCGGATTCTCCGTTCGTAAGCACGTTGCCGTTGTTCTTTTTCGTACTGTTTGCCTTTGTCAGCTTTGTCCTGCGCCGATAATTCTGCATAGGGATTCGACATTCCTTCCGCCCAAACTGAAAAATGATGTCTGCAATTTACTCCACATATTCCATCAGCTTCGCCATAATGACAATTTTCAATAAAATCTGGATAGTGGCTTGCTTTTTGCTCCAACATTCTACGGTATTCTGGTGTATCTCGTTCCTGAAAAAACTCCGGCTTAATTTCTTTTAATTTTTCCCAGTCTATAGAGAATACCTGTCCTTGCCATACTTCATGGCTTGGGCGGCTTCCTATATGTGCCGATGTCAACACTAAGCCATATCCCATTTCTTTCATTCTTGTCAACTGAATGTCAGCGCATGCCTGTGCCACACCAGTTCTGACAGAACGTGCAACTGCTGTTTCGATTGTGTCTTTTCTGCCAGACGGATATGTGACAGTCACACCATCACTCACGACGTTATTAACTGCCTCTTTAATGGCTTGCGTATACCCAACTGCCCCAGTCATCACATGATTATACGCAAGGTCGCATTGCTCAATATAAAGCCTCTGAGCGGCACTTGCGGTGGTTCTTGTAAAGTTCTTCCAATCTCCTAAGCAGTGATTCATATTCCGCTCCATGAGTCTTATCATAGTTGGTGACTGTTCAAGCGGCACAGGGCTTAATCCTGCCGCCTTGTATACCTTATCATCGTAGTTCATTGCAGTGATTCCGGCATCTTCAAACGCTTCAAGAAGCTCCTGTTGCTCACGTTTAGTGTATCTGGATAGTTCTGCCAGAATGTCCTCTAACAGTTCGCCAGACTCCTGCAATGTTCTGATTCTCCACGCATCGGCGTTGGTCAGAATATATTCCTCACCCCTGCCGATTCTTGCCATCATTCGAGATACAATCTCAGAGATGATATACTGATGCAGTTCTTCTGCTATCTGCTCACTGCCCTCTGTAATTTGCCGTAAATATTCTGGGCTTAACATAACTACTCATCTCCAAACAGTTTTGGTTCATCTGGCTGAGCTTCTTCAATCATTGCTTTCGCATCATTTTCCGTCATTCCTTCAAACTTTACGAAATACATCCATGCCGGAACCTTGCCAGTGGTCACATACTGCCACCATCTTGCACGGTCATTTTCTCGCACATACAGGATATCTCCGAAGTCGTAATTGACTTCATAAGCTCCAACAGGTGCAAGTCCGTACAGGTCAGCGTAAACATTCAATGCGTAGATAACTTCGTCCAGACAGGATTCCAGTTTGTCTCGAACATCTTTAATGAACTGCACTGTCCTCTGCTGTTCTGCTTCCACTCCTGTAGCTGTCTGAATGCCACTAGATTCGTTGAAAACAAAGTACCCGTTGGAGAATCCAATTTTGTACCCTAACTGGCTTAAAAGGGCATTTATGCCACTTATACGGGTATCCGTGTTGAGTTGTGGATTGATTTCTTGATAGAATTCTTTTTCACCCTCCCCGAATACATTCTTTACAAAGTGCGGTAATCTCATCTCATTGCGCCTGTTCTCCATGCCCTGTGGCGACATAGCTGATACAGGTGCGCCGTTTGGCATCAGCAGTCTATCATCTGCCAGAACAGTCTTCTGCGAGTCAAAAATTTCTCCGGCATTTCTGCTGTATGCAATATCGAGGTCTTTCAGTTCTTCAATAGCTTCGGCAAATATCGGAAGTCCAAGTGGTGTACTGATATCCACATTGTTCGCCTGCGGTGTCCGTAGTACTCCGTATAGAGGCCCATCTAGCTTTTCACCGTTTGCCTTGAGAATCGGCGGTGTATCTGTCATAAGGTCAGCCCATTTAGTCTGTTTAAGGTCAATCTTATCACCGATGCTCTGAGGAGATTTTGACACATAGGCTCTATTAGAAACATAATATGGATAAGTTGTCACGCCATCTATTGTAGTCTCGACAAAACGATGATATTCAAGCCGTGTGTAGTATTTCCGTCCAACAGTATAGGAATCCTTAAATATAATCCCCTTTATTTCCTGATTGTCATAGTCCACAATCATCACGTCTGCCGGAGTGAATACGTCAAGGCTCTCACCGTTCGGCTTAATAAACACCGTTCCATAAGCACAGCCATATTCTACCCAGTGGCGTATCTGGAAATATACTTTATCAATCCGCTCCTGTAGCCACGTAGCCCTTGCGGAGCCGTCTATCTGAATGCCGATCGCCAATGTTGCGAGCCGGGCTGTTTCTGAGCAGACAGATTTGGCAAAATTAATTGTCTTGATATTATTCTTATCATCTAACCATTCCGGCGCGCCTCTGTAGATGTTCGCACACCGATTAATCAGTGATTCCATCTCCGGAAATTCTGCTGCCTGGATATTAAAATCCTCTTCGGCTTGTTTTTTAAAAATCATGTTAAACCACCTTTTTAGTGTTGTTATAAGTCCCATTTAATCTACCTTTTAAAATCCATCCATTTTACAGAAGTATCTCGCACAATAATGTCTTCATATTCTACAACTTTTAAGATTTCGTTAATGTCAGATGATCCATATATTTTTAAACCGATGCTTAAGAATTTATTTATTTTATCTGAAAAGTACCTATCTAACATTTTATGCACTATGCCCCCTTCTCATCGACAATGGGCTTGTCGCATACCTGAGAGAATCTATCCAGTGATCGTTACCATCTGGATAATCTGCGATAACTTCTCCATTGCTATCTACTTCATGTTCATAATTGATAATTTCCTTGTATGCTCTAGGCGTTCGTGCCGGATCAATGACTAATGTTCGGCACTGTAACCACTCAAACGTATATTTGCGGCTTCCCGGTGTAACAATGGCCCTACGCGCTGGAAGCCCTGCATCTCGGAAGTCAATAATACTTTCTTCTTCATCAACTCCGCAAGATATTGAATAATCATCATATCCCTTTTGTTTTATCTGGCCAGCCATTGCTGTATTTCGAATTTTACATCCGCCAAGCTCATCCAGCAGGACAACTTTGTCCTGATTAGGTACATAAGCCACACGAATAAACGCTTTGGGATCTGGATACCATCCCCAGTCTTGTCCCTGATAGACACTTTGATACTTCTGAATTTCTTCGTCTGGAATCGTTCGGATTTCCAACAACTCAAAGATATTTGTACCGAGTCCGACAGGTAATCCAAGATATTCATGCTGATAGGCTCTTGGATTTGTCTTTTTAAGATGCTCCGCATCATCAAGGAATTGTTGACCAAGCCATTCAACAGGAACTGATCTATAATCGCTCTTATGCCTGTAACTGTCGTCTCGTGGCTCTTCTACATACACATTCGCCCAGTTACTCCGGCTAATTGGCGGATTGAATGTCTTAAATACAACAAACTTACTGCCACCTCGAAGGACTGACTGCTGCACTGTACGAATTTCTTCAATGCCCGAAAATTCGTCAAGTTCTTCGAACCAGAGATATTTGAAATATCCCTTGCTTGCTTTAATAGATTTGGTCTTTTTTGCCTTGTCCAGTCCTCTGAATATGATTTTCTGTCCAGTAGGCTTATAAGTGTACTGCATAGGGCTTACGCTGGTATCCCACAAGTCATTAACTCCAAGCGCATCAATTCCCCATGCTATCTGTTCATAAACGGATCCTCGAAGTGTATTTCCAACCTTACGGAAAATAACAGCATTCGAGACCACATCATTCTCTGCGTCCTGCATCATCAGGAAAGGAATCATTACACCCACAAAAGACGACTTCGTGGATCCACGCCCGCCGTACAGATCGTAATATGTATGTTTCTCATCCAGAATGTCCCAAAAGACTTCATAGAAAGCAGGAGCTATTATATCTTTCAGACTAATAGAATTATTATCCATCCTGTTTCTCCGGTCTTGGAATATTGTTTATGATTGTGATTCCACAAGAATCATTTTTATTTGTTTCTGCTTTTTCGAATCGCTTCATAAGTTCCCTACCCGCCGCCATCCTAGTATCAAGAGATGCCTCTAAGCCAAACTGATCCTTGACTTCACCTCTCAGGACTGAGGAATAGAACTGCTGAATTTCTGTAATGCTTGCGATTCGTTCATCGTCAATTTGTTTTTGGCGTTCCTGTATATATTCAGATATAGACGGTTTTGACAGGTTTTCAGTTCCCATTTGTCTCGCTGATTGTTCACTATATCCTGCTTTTTTCGCCGCTTCTGTGGCATTTCCGCATTTCAGATATTCGTCCGCAAACGCTTTCTGCTTCGGCGTTAATCCCATCTAATCACCCCCTGTCTATTTCCATTCTTTACACGCCTCCCATATTCCTTTTAGGCACATGACTACATCATACTGGGATGCAGTTCGTAATATTTCATAGTCGCAATCTTTCCATTCGCCTCTTTTTGTGAGGTGAAGTGTAGGCGTTGATATGATTGTTACTGTTATCAATTGTTCCTGCTCATGGCTGTAGAATTGTGATGTTCCAATTTTTATGATTAATCCAGTAGATAATATAGCTTTTTGGAGTTTTCTTGTAACTAATTTTAAGTTCGCCATATCATCACCTCATTTCTGGCTATAAAATCCCATAGTAATACTTCTGAGTATATTCTATCACAGACCCTCCAAAAAGTTGTGGTACATGTTTGAGGAATTTTGCGTTAAAAAAGAGCCGGTAAATACCGACTCTCTGATTTTATTCGTTGCTTTGTAATTTTCTTATTGTCTCGCCCTGATCTCCTGGACACCCCATGAAGCACTCCGGGCAATGTTCGTAAAATGTGCATCTAATGCAGTCATGTGGACTGATTGAACTGCAATATTGATGCAATACTGCAAATGCTGATACGGCGAGTTGCGGGGTTACTTCTGGTGTAAGTTTGTTATTCATTTCTTCATCTCCTCCAACTGTTTTACTGTTTTTCTATAATCTCTATTCGCAGACCGAAACATCATCAAAAGTATTTCAGACACAGGCCTTGTCCGATTTCTTCGCTTTGCTTTTTTAATGCATGTAAGATCATTTGCTTCTGGTACATATATTCCTACATAATGTGGAATTTCAAGGGATACCGCAGCGCATACATCTGTCGGCATAACCAGGTAGTTATAATCACCAATAAAATTCAACCCATGACCAGAACGAAAATCTTCAGCTGATGATTTAACCTCATAACAATAGCAGTCACCTTTTTCTATCCCGGACACACTATTATTTGCTGGCACGAACCGCATATAATCCACTCTGACCGCATGATCTGTCGAATAATCGAATGTCACTTCTTTCGCCCAATAAATACGTGGATCATTGTGAGGATTTATTTTCTTTTCAAGCATGGCTGATAATTCTGCTGTAATCTCAGGCCTTGTCATTTTGAATCTCCTCCAACTTCTTCTCAGCTTCTTCACGAGTGAGGAATACGTTTTTACCAATATCATTTTTGAAACACATTAACTCGCCGCAATCTCTATCAATTACTTCCAGATTGTATGACCTTCTTGTTATGTCAATCTGTGTTACTGTTAATTCGATGATAGGATTTTTAGCACCCTTATTAATTCTAAATGCTGTGTTTCCAACCTTACACGGCAACCTCACAAGCAAGCCCTGTTCTTCCAAATCCTCATAATCACAGAGTTTTCGCGCCGCTGAAATATAATCGTGATGTTTAACCCAGACATCTTATTCTCCGTCTGGTGTAATATCATATCTTTCTGTTAATCTCTCCATCTACTTCACCTCTTCCATCTGACTTTCTACAGTATCTGCAAGTAACTTCAAGGACTTAATAAATGAGTCCGTCAATGCTGTTCTGTCTGGGCTTTTAGCAAATGTTCTGACAAGTTTTACTGCATCCTTGATTTTTTCTTCATATTCGATAATTTCGGATGCTTCAAGCACTCCTTTATCACTCCAATAAGCAACTGTTCCATTATCCTTAAAAATCAAAATATTTGGCAGTTTGATATTCCTAGACGACAAGCTGACTTTATCAGACCATTTATCAAAACCTTGTAACCTTGCAATGTTAAGAATATTTTCATATTCTTCCTGTGTCTTTACGAACACGCTTTTTCCAGTTAAATTAATCATCAGAATTTCCTCCTGTAATCTCATCAATACACTGGTTCCAGCCCTCCACAAAGCCAGCATCAGATGTATTAGCCGGATAGTCTCCATTGTCTTTCTCTGGCAAATCCATAAGTGGACACCAATCAGGAATGGTTTCTGCTTTTTCATCAAGTACGCATTTTTCTGCGATCGGGCAATAAATACAGGCTTCCAGACTGTTACTATGATTTTGCCCAATTAAGCAGGAAACGCACCCTTTTTCTGGTGTTTCCATCACTAATACTGATTTACTCATCTGATTCCTCCTGTGATAATCCTGGTCGGTCAAAAATATTGCCAACCACTTCAAAATGTTTCGTGTCAAACTCATTGAGATACTGTCTATCTGTGCTATTAGCTTCGCGTGTTACAAATCCGGCAACGCCCCATTCAACGGTTTCATATGTCGCATCTTCTGGGTAGGATTCGTCCAAATGAGCCATCAGAATATCATTTTCCCAAATTTTCTTCCCGTTCTTGTCGCAAAGTCCCGTGAACTGGCAGAGGGTTTCTGGAGCAATTTCTGCATATTCCCACATTTTATAACTATCAGCGTGGAAGATTAAACTTTCTTCGCTGTCTGAAAGGCAATATCTTTTCTGATAATATCCCTCAACCCATTCACCATTATCAATCCGCTTTGCCTTAAAAAGAATTTCTCTCATTCAACTCCACCGCCTTTCACGATTTCATCAATTGTTGCATCTCCTTCTATGCAATATTTTTCAAATAAATAATTCTCTAATTGCTCTGCAACTTCATCTACATCAAAAGCCGTCAGCTGTTTGTTAACACAATCAATAAATTCCTTCTGGTCGGAACTAATGCTATTTCCAATATCCCATATTTTAATATATTCAATTAAGTCGTCCGCATCAATTAGTCTGCTCATATTTTATTCCTCCCACACTCCCAATAACCGCATCCTCTCATACAGTACAGCGACAGTCTTGCGCCTGTATCCGTAAAAGTCCTTCGGGTTCATCGGGATATATCTTTCTTTGCTGATTTTTCTGTAACTTTTCCGGTGCAAAATATTCTCAATAACCATATCCGCTATCACCGTGTTTTTCGGGCAAGCTGACAAGGCAGCACTGGAAAGCAGGTATCCGTACTCTGCCGGGAAGTCTTTCAGCATCGTATTCAGTTTTTCAATGTCTTCTGCCGGAATACCGTAGTCTTTCAGCTTTTTATTCCTTGTCAGCATACTGTTGCTCCTTTCTAATCGTCCGGGTGGTGTTTGTCGTACATGATTGCTATGTATACAAGACCAGCCGCTCCAAATACGGTTCCAAGGGTGAATCCTAATAAGAATGCAATCATGACTCATCCTCCTCAACATAATCTTCGCATTCCTCTGCGTATTCATAGCTGTCCATCATGTCACACCGGTTATCGCAACCGCCTTGTTTATCACAGCAGATGCAGCACTGTGTTTCACCGTCCGGACACTCTAATTTACAATATCCCATTTAGCCCTCCTTATATAGCTCTGGAAGTGGCGTCCAGGCGATAACTTTATACATCCTTGTTCCGCCGTGTCCGTCCGAATATTTGTCCCATTCAAGATACCCATATTTCTTTTCGTTCCAGTATCCGGCGTCACCAAATTTTAAATAATTCGCAATTCCATAAAGCTTTTCAGGTGTTCCATAGACTTTTTCAAGAGTTACAAGACACTCTTTTTCATCTTCCGGCAATCTCTCACTGACCGGAATCCAACCGTTTTCTTTCTTGTCCTGTTCCAGATCGTCCTGCAACTCTTCGATTATTTTGAAAACATCACTTGCCAGAATCATCTGGTAATAGTCTGCAAGTTTCTTCATGAAATCATTATAATAAGTTAATCTGTCTTTAATATGGCTCATTCTTCCACCTCCTCATAAGTTTCTCTGAATATATCCGGCTTACACGGATAAAACTCACCGTGAACGCCGCGGATGATATAATCACCAATGTTTGCCAGATGTTCGCCCTCAAGTGTCTTAATAACCAATCCACCCGGAACCTTCCAATGGTCAATATAGAAATTCTTACCTTCTGCCGACATGTACTGGTCTGTACACTGATAGTCCGTCAGGAAATCGAACATTTCTCGATGATTTGTACCAGTCCACTGTACTGCGTCAATTACAACTGGTTTCTTTCTGTACTTCATACAACCACCTCACTATCTTCTGGCTCTTCATTAAGCATTTTATATATACGGCCAGAATGAAATGCCTTTCTTAATTTTTCATAATTAATTCCAGTAAGATCTGAAATTTGAGAAATTGTCATTGTCTTTCCTTTGAATTCTACAATCAAATTATTTCTTTTATTATTTCCTTGTATTTTTGCATTCACCCATCTACAGTTGTCAGGCGAATATCCATTATTATTATCAATGCGGTCAATCGTTAAATTGTCTTGATACCCATTCTCTGTTGCCCATTTATAAAACATCATAAAATCATGCCATTCTTCACAAACAGAAATCCCACGACCGCCATAATCAATATATTGTGGGTGATCTTTGTGCTCGCATCTGTATTTCATATTGCGCCAGATGTTATATATCCTTGTATGCCTTAATCCATGTTTTGTGGCTCTTTGCCTCGCAAATTCTATGCTTAAACAACCACATGATTTTGTGTATCCTGTTTTAAGTCTGTGCGCATCTACGGTTTTTATGTTTCCACAATCACATTGGCATATCCAATATGTTCTATTGGTATCGTCCGTCTTTTTTCGCTTTACTACTGTTAACCTTCCAAAACGCTTTCCTGTTAAGTCTACAAACTTACTCATATTTTATTCCTCATTTCTTATCCTGACTTCTGATTAACATTTTGCGTCCTCCTTATCATTTACTCTTCGATTCCACTGTTCTACAGCTTCTTCCTCTGTTTCTCTCCAGCGTTCAACCATTCCATCACATTCTACGCAAGCTACAAGATATTCTTTTCTTGAATCGTTGTATTCATTAATCAGCATTTCTGCTTTTCCTCCGCAAAACGGACACGGTTTCAATGGTTTTATTTTATCCATTTTTCCTCCTTATTTTCTCACATAATTCAAAATATTCTTCCAATGTTTCTGGCAGTTTGATACAATCTGGTTCATAAGATTTTGGATATACAGTATATCCGCACTTCGTACATTTGATTTGTGGTGGAAAGTCTCTACTCCATTCCATGTTTCCACCACATTTTCTGCAACGGATGTATCTCTCTACTTTCTTTGGTTTTGGTTTAAAAAAAAAGTGTAATTATTATTTTTCATTCCCATCCTCACTTTCAATATTTTTTCAAAATCTCTGCAACCGCATTAATGTGCTCTGACAGTGCATCTAAATCTTCGTCTTTAATTGCTCCCAGCCCGCGGCTCGACTTAAAATCTTCAATGGCATATACACCATCTCTGATTTTCTTAAATTTCTTTGCCATTTCTCTTTCTTTTATGGCTTCAGAATCATATTTGTAAAATGTCTCATGTTTATCGTGTTCTCCAATGTCGGTTTCAATTTTGGTTCGTTTAGGAGTCATGCGAATGATCTTTACCGGATACACCATGACGTGTCTAAAACTTGTTCCCCATCCACACCGTACTTCCCTTGCAACTCCAACTACATCTCCGACTTTTAAATCATCTTTATTTATCGGGTTTAATTTTACTATTACCATCCTCTTGCCATCCTCACTTTCCCCATGCAAACAACTGACACGCTATTGTGCAGTTGGTACATGATTTTAAACTCCCATCTTCTTAACCAGATTCTTATTCATCTCGTCAAATCTTACATCTGTGTTCTTTTCAATGTCCTGCATCATGCTCAGGACGCTCATTTCGCCCCTATTTGCCATTTTGACGTATTCGTTGGCAGTTTGCATGACTGCGAGCAAACGTTTCGTAGAAAAGCCATATAAACGCCTCAGAGCCATCATGGTCGTAACGACATTAATCGTATCAGCCCAATCTTCTCCATCGTTGAATCCATTCTCATAAGCTTCTCTCTCCATGCTTTTGATCTGGCTATGGCAGTTAATCATTGCCCGTCCGAACGCTTGAGCTGCCTGGTTGGGCTGAGCTAGAGGAAGTCTCTGCTTTCGTGGCTTTGCTTTAAGTTTACTGCTCACGCTTCACGCACCTCCTAATCTGCCCTGTAACGGCCTCAAACTGCTTAAGCAATGAGCCATCATCATTCCGGTTTAAAGTCCGATCATAAGCCGGAGAGACGTCCCACAAGCCATTGACGAGGACACCGCGCGCCACGCTGTTGAGTAGTTCACTCCGATGTGCTCCTGTGATGCTTATGATCTCGTCAAGGGTGAACTCTCCAACATATTCAGCGCCTTTGAACAGCTCATACAGTTTCATGTTTCTTCCTCCTTGTCACGAATTCATATCCTGTCAATCGGAATGCTCTCGGTGTCTTCGGGTGATCTGTTTCGATCAGCCCATCTGTCCGCAGCATGTCCATGTGGCGAAGCACTGTGGCATTTGATACGCCGACGCCGTCAGCAATCTCTTTATAAGACGGTGCGTACCGATGTTCTTTGATATACCGGCAGATGTACAGATATATGTCTTTATGGATCTGCTGACCTTCTTTATACTTCTGTTTGTACATTTTTTCTCAACTCCTTTTGTTTGGAATCAATAAATTTGCAAAATGCTAAAACAAATTCTTTGGCTAATGGATCTGGGTATATTTCCATCAATTCCATACAGCGATCATAAACTGCTTTTGAATATTCATCCGTGAGTTCAACCAGATAAAATTCTTTTATTAATTCCCATAATTTAAGCATAAACATTGCCATCATTGGAATATCATCTTTTCTTACACTTGCCATTTCTCCTCCCATGAATGTGTAACGTGTAACATAAGTATTTAATTTTCCTTATAATTACCTTTTTATATAATATTAAAATATACTTTATAGTAAAATATTAGTTACATTAGTTACACTAAGTAAAAAATCCAGTATTTATAAGG